GAGATCGCGACCAACCGGGCCAAGAGCCAGGTAGAGGACGCGATAAAGGCCGGCAAGCTGCTGCCACGGCAGCGGGACACCGCCATGAAGATGGCGCTGCGCGACGAGAAGGAGTTCGCCGAGTTCCTCAGCACGCAGCCCGAGGGGCTGGTGCAGTTCGGCGAGAAGGGCTCGGCGGGTTCGCTGATGAGCGCCGACGGCGCTACCGTGGACCTGACGAAGCTGGAGCCGACCGCCGCCGAGGTGGAATCGGCGAAGCAGATGGGCGTGTGGAACCCGGAGTACCGGGTCAAGGTCATACGCCAGAAGGCCGCAGAGCTCGGCGTCGAGCTGCCGGCGGACTTCGGCAAGGAGCCGGCGAAGGCCTAGCGCCCCGCCGACAACCTAGCGCCCCGCCGACAACCGTTCGAAGACGCTCCGCCCCCCAGGGTGAGCGGGGGACAACTGAATAAAGCAACAACAGACGAGGCCCGTCCGCGAGGATAGGGCCTCTTTCGCGTGAGTCCGGGGAGGACCCGGCTGCGGGAGGAAACACATGGACATCATCAAGCTGCTAGTGGCGGCAATGATCTTCGTCTTCGGTCTGCCGCTCGCGGCATTGTCTGCGGACCGGCAGACGCCAAGCCGCGCGTTTCAGATCAAGGGCTACAAGGTGGACGGCGGCTCCATCATCTACAAAGGAGCCCTGGTTTGCCTGAACGCCGCCGGTTACCTGGTACCAGCCGCGGACACAGCCGGCTTCTCCGGAGTCGTGGGCGTGGCGGACGAATACATCGACAACTCGGGCGGGAGCGACGGCGACAAGGAGTGCCGCGTCGCCTCCGGCCGGGCGTTCCAGTTCGCGGCGACGAGCATCACCCAGGCGATGGTGGGCACGGTCATGTACGTCGTGGACGACCAGACGTTTGACGACGCGGCCGGCGCCACGAACGAGATCCCGGCGGGCATCCTGGTGAAGCGTGACGGCAACACGCAGGGGTGGCTCTACATTCCGGAGGGCGGCATGGTTGTGGACATCCCCAACCTGTCCGTCGCCACCGCCGACCTGCAGGACGACGCGGTCACCACGGCGAAGATTGCCGCCGATGCCGTAACGGGCGCTGAGATCGCGGACGACGCGGTGGACAGCGAGCATATCGCCGCCGGCGCCATCGACAACGAGCACCTGGCCGACGACGCGGTGGACAGCGCAGAGCTGGCTGCCGCGGCCGTTGACCCGGACCACCTCTCCGGCGGCTTCGCCAAGGTAGAGCTGGTCGGCGGCGTGGATGAAACCATGACGGCGAGCATCAGCGTCACGGGCCTCGCCGCCGGCGATGAGCTGGTGGGCGTCTTCGTCCAGGACGGCACATCCGGCGTATGGACGCAGCGCGCGAACAGCGACTTCACTGTCGGCGCGGGGGCGCTCACGGTGGACGCGAACGCCGCTAACAACGCCGCCAACTTCTACATCGTCTTCTGGACGAACCTGACGTAGGCAAGGCCGTGATCAGGGGGATCATCCGCGGGCACGATGTCGTATGGGACGAAACCGCCTGCGTTTGGCTGTGGGCCGACACCCTGAGCCCGACGCCCCAGTACGGCGGCGAAGAGAGGCACTGCACTCAGTGCGGGGATATGCCATCCCCCTGCGACACGGGTTGCCCGGAGGGGCATGACCCCTGTTTGGGCCACATCGCCGGCGCCAGCTCGGCCTGTTGTGGGCATGGGCGATTCGTCGGTTACATCAACTGGCCGGGCCAACACGTCACGGATGGCTGGAAGGGCGCCGTGAAGCTGGCCCCTGAAGAAAACGGAGGAAAGCAGCTATGCGAGTCGTAACGAGCGACTACCTGGCGGGAGTCCTGACGAATTTCAAGGTGATCTTCGCCGAGGACTTCGCGGCCGCGCGGAACGCGCCGGACTGGGGGCCGCTGGCGATCCCCATGGAGTCCAACGGCGCGGAGAACCAGTACACCTGGTTCGGCACGACGCCCAAGATGAGGAAGGTGACGAAGGAACAGCTCCAGGTCAAGGGGCTGAACCGGTACAACTTCACCATCGTCAACGAAGAGTGGCAGAACGGCATCGAGGTGGACCGCGCGACGCTGGAGCGGGATAACCTCGGCCTCCTCACGCCGCGCATTCGGCAGCTCGGCCAGGAGGCAGGGCGCCATCCCGGCGAGCTGATCCTGTCGCTGTTCGTTGACAACCCGGTGGCCTTCGACGGCGTGGTCTTCTTCGAGAACACGCGGGAGATCGGCGACTCCGGGAACATCGACAACATCCTGGCCGGCAGCGGCGTGACGGTGGCGGCGTTCCAGACGGACCTCGGCGTGGCGCGCGCCGCGATGAGGAAGTTCAAGGACGACGAAGGGCGCCCGATGAACGTCATCGGCAACATCATCGTCGTGCCGCCGGACCTGGAGCAGGTCGTCTACCAGGCGCTGAACGCCAACCAGGGCGACATCCGGCAGCAGGTGATCCCCGGCGACCAGGCGGCGACGCAGGGGCGCGGTTACACGGTCGTCGTGGACCCGTTCCTGACCGACGTCAATGACTGGTACCTCTGCCACGACGGCGGGCCGACGGCGCGGCCGTTCGTGTGGCAGGAGGAGAAGGCCCCGGAGATCCTGGCCGACACGGACCCCAACAGCCGCGAGGCGATCAAGTCGCGGTCCTTCCTGTACTCGGCCTACGGCCGGTACAACGTGGGGCCGGCGGACCCGCGCTACGCGGTGAAGACGACGAACTCCTAGCCCTCCGGCTTAACGGAGGAAACAGCGACGGAGGTCCCGGAAGCGGGGCCTCCGTCGCACGGGCGCAGCAAGCGGGCGCCCCTACAGAGGGAGACTGAATGGCATACGCAGAACTATCGGACGTGCAGGCGCTCATGGCGAAGCTGCCGCTTACCGATTCGACCACGCCCACCAGCGCGCAGGCGACGACGCTGATCGGGCAGGTGAGCGCGGAGATCGACAGCGTCATCGCCGCAGCGGGGTACGCGGTCCCTGTCACGTCGCCCGGCTGGTTCGTGACGGCGTTAAAGCTGCTGAACGCCGAGGGCGCGGCGTCACGGATCCTGCGCGCGATGTTCCCGCAGAGCCGCGCCGCGACGGACGGGTCGCCGTCGGAGTACGCGCTGTATGCGCGGAACTACGCCGACGGGCTGCGGCGGCTGCAGGGCGGCAACGGCATCCCGCCTGACGCGGTGACGAACTCCGGGAGCATCGGGCCATCGACCTACTTCACGCGGAACCCGATGCAGGAGGAGGACCTGGGGGACATCAGCGAGCCGACGTTCAAGAGGAGCCAGGTGCTTTGAGGTTCGTCCTGGACAACGGCAGCGTGGTGCAGTTGCTGGACAAGCTGGAGGCGAGACACTTCGACCGGCCGGCCGTGCAGATGATCAATGACATCGGCGCGACGACGCAGAGGACGGCGCAGAGGGCCGCTAAGCCGCACGAGGCGGACAAGGGGACGTTCGGTAAGGTCATCACGCTGGATATCCTCGACAAAGGCTACACGGCGCGCGTGTACGTCCCTGAGAGCATCGCCGGGCTGGCGTTCACGATCGAAGAGGGACGGCGCCCGGGCAAGCGGCCGCCGTACGGGCCGATCAAGCGCTGGGCGCTGTCGCACGGGTATATCCCGTCCGGCCGCGGGAACAGCAAGTTCGTGCAGGTGATCCGCGAAGAGATCAAGACGCACGGCACGCGGGGCGTGTTCTTCATGCGGCAGGCGATCGAGACGGCGGAGAAGGCGCTGCGGGAAGGCATCCCGCGGACGGAGAAAGAGATACACGCCGCGTGGGAGCGCCCGTAATGCAGGAGGTCGAGATCATCTGTCCCCGCTGCGGGCGCTGTCAACGCCCTGAACTGCCGCCATATTTCGTGGGCCAGGCGCGGCTTACGTGCGGGACGGTCGTTGAACTCGACATCCAAGAGTGGCTGGTCCGCTCGGTCAAAGTGAGGGTGGCGTGAGCTTCAGCCTGGCGGAGGGGTTCGTCAACGCACTGAAGGCGTACATCGAGGCGAACCTGACGGCGAAGCTGGGCGCGCTCGATGCCGAGTATGACGACGGGATCGTGCTGCGGCCGATGAAGGCGACGCTAAAGGGCATCAAGAGCCTGACGCTGATACCGGAGTACCCGGTGCTGTACGTCGTGTCGCCGGACCAGGACGTGGAGCCGTGGAACGCGTACGGCGACGGCAGCACGGTAAAGAGCAAGCCGCACGTGTACGCCGGCGTGATCGAGCTGAACACGGACCAGGAGACGTTGCAGCTCCTCCTCTACCGCTACGCCCGGGCGCTGACAGAGCTGCTCATGGAGGGCCTGGGAGAGAAGGGGCTGAGCGGCTGGGACATCGTTGGGAGCTTTGAAATCGACACCGCATCGAGCCCGCTAAAGACAGCCGAGGAGGGGGAGGCGACGCCCTTCATCGGCGAGATAACGGTGGGGTTCCGCGGACAGAAGACGGAAACGAAATAAGGAGGGTTACAGAGATGACGATCTACATCAGGACTCGCAAGGGAACCGTGCGGCGCGGCGATCTCGTCGTGACGACGGAGTTCCAGCCGATCGACCCGCGGCGGCTGCCGTCGGTGCTCGTGGATGACCCGAACATCGAGATTCGTGAGCGCCTGCCCGCCGCGAAGCGGTCCTTCGAGACGGCTGCGCCTCCTCAGGATGAGCGGTCCTTCGAGACGGCTGCGCCTCCTCAGGATGAGCGGGCGGCGGAAGCGCCGTCCGAGACGGCTGCGCCTACGGAGGAGACGAAAGAAGAGACGGAGAGCGCGCCCGCACCACGCCGGCGCCGCTCGGGCAACTAACGACAACAGCGCCTGCAGCGCCGGGCGAGGAGGGTAAAGCGAAATGGCCGTAGACAGCACGATCAAGAAGTACCGGAAGTTCCAGGTGGGGCGCGAGACGGTGCACGGCACCGAGGTGGCGGCGGCGCGCATCATCCGCGCGCTGAACGTCACGTGGAACGACCACGGCAGCTGGCGGAAGTACGTGCCGCAGTACGACATCGGGCGGATGTCGCTGGACCCGGACGTGGGTGAGATCACCCGCAAGGGACAGCAGGGGCGGGTAGAGACGGACCTCAGCTTCGAGGACTTCCTGCTGTCGCTCCTGTGCGGCTACAAGGGCGGCGTGGCGGGCGTCGAGCAGACGGGCGGGGAGGGAGACTACCTGTGGGCGTTCAAGAACGCTCCGGACGCGGCTGACCCGGAGCCCGACTCCTTCTCGGCGCAGTTCCGGATGCGGAACGCCAACGGGCAGAACTACGACCGCGTTGTGCCGTTCGGCCTGGTGTCGGACATCGAGCTGAGCTTCGACGAGGGCGGGGACGCCACGAAGCTGAACTACAGCTTCTTCGCGCGGACGGCCCGCGGCGGCACGGAGCAGGTGGAGACGGCTGTCATTGTCGGGACCATCACGGGATCCGGCAACGCGACCGTCACGGTGACGGCAGCGGGAATGAACGGCTCGCCGAAGGCGGTCTCCGTCGCCGTGCTGGTGGACGACACAGCCGCGGACGTTGCCGGGAAGATCCGGGTCGCGCTGGCGGCAGACGCCGACGTGGGCGACTTCTTCACGGTGTCCGGGGCGGGCGCCAACGTGGTGCTGACGGCGAAGAACACGGCCGCGAATGACGCGACCATGAACATCGCCTACACCAACGGCACGTGCACCGGCCTGACGCCGGACGCGACGTCCGACGACACGACAGCGGGCGTCAGCGCCTTCACGGAGGGGCTGAGCCTGCCGACGCCGTTCGACATCGTGGCGGCGCTGGACTGGAAGCTGTACATCGACGACGCCTGGGCGAACCTCGGCGACACGCAGGTGGCGGCGACGCTGCGCAGCCTGACGTGGCGGTACATGACGGGCATCGACCCGGCGCTGTTCGTCGGCGACGGCCGGCTGGACCACTCGGACTACCGGGTGATGCCGCGCGGGGCGGAAATCTCCGCAGAGTTCGAGTTCAACGGGAACGCGGCCATCGAGCGGGCGGCGTTCGAGGCCAGCTCCAAGCGCTACATCCGCATCGAGGCGCTCGGCGCGCAGATCGGCGCGGGCGACACGAAGCGCATCACGATCGACGGCAGCTACCAGTACCCGGACGGCGGCTTCGGCGAGCTGGGCCGGGAGTCGAACGGCAACGACGTTGTCAGCCTGAAGCTGAGGACGGTGGCCGACGACGATGACAACGACCTGTCCGTGGAGGTGGTCAACAGCCTGGCGACCTTCCCGGCATAACCCATAGGCCGGCGGGCGCTCTGCCAAGCGGTGTGGAGGCAGGGCGACCCGCCGGTTGACATCCACACCATCCACACCAGCAACCAGGAGGTATTCGACATGGCGAAGGCGAAGGACGCCAAGACAACCGAGCCCGCTCCAGCGGAGGCGCAGCAAAGCGGCGGACTGGAGGCGGGGCTGCAAGCGCTGCAGGCGATGCAGCAGGCCCGCGCGGACATCCCGGAGTTTGAAGTGCGGACGGATTACGTCGGCGACGGCCCGACGAAGTTCCCGAAGAAGCTCGCGCGGATCACGTTCGACGATCTCGGCTACACGGGCTGGTGGTGCGACGGCTGGCTGAACCCGCCGCTGACCATCGCCAAGCAGTGGGACGAGTCGATGGCGGAGGGTGAGGACGAGACGCGGCGCATGGCCCTCGTCATCTTCCCGGGCTGGAACTTCGTCACGCAGGAGGGCGGGCCCGTGGCGCGGACGGTAGAGGGGTTCGATGACGTGCCGCAGGAGGTCTTCTACCGGATGCTGCGCGGGCGGATCGTGACGATATCGAGGGCCGCGCAAAACCCTTTCGAAGCGACATCCTCGCCGCCGCCAAACAGGGAACAGAAGAGGGCAGCAGCCCGGAGGAACGGCGCGACTGGCCGGAGGTAGCGTACGTCGCGTGGGCGCGGCGGCGGGTGTCGCGGTACTACCGCGTGCTGCCGTGGGAGCTGGACGCGGTAGGGGAGCTGGACCTCCTGCAGGAGGCGGAAGACCTGGACATGGAGGACGAGCTGCGAGAGATCGCCTACGACCGGGCGCGGCGGAAGGCCGAGCACGAAGCGGAGCGCAAGCGGAAGCGCGGCAAGACGGCGATGCCGGGGACGCCGGCGGGATACGAGTTGGAGACGGCAGAAGACGACGCATGAACAAACGCAGTGAACGGACGCACCAGGGCCGGGCCGAAAGGCCCGGTCTCTTTTTGCGTTCCGAACGGCGCTGCGGCGCCTGGGCGAATGCCATTCGCCCCTACGGGAGTGAACCCGTCGAGGCTGGGGCCTCGACCCACGGGGAGGCGGTCGAGGCTGGGGCCTCGACCCACCAAAGGTAACTGATGGCGAACACACTCCAGGCCATTCTGTCCCTCAAGGACGAGTTCTCGGCGAACCTCCAAAAGGCGCGCGGCGAGCTGCGAGGGCTGGCGCAGGACGTGGTCAAGAACGAGCGGGACCTGCATCGCGCCGGCCTCGCGCTGACGGCGATCGGGGCCGCGGGCGCGGCCGGGCTGGGGCTGGCGGCGAAGGCCGGCATCGACTTCGAATCGAGCTTCGCGGGCGTGCGGAAAACGATCGACGCCACGGAAGCGGAGTACTCCGGGCTGGCGCGCTCGTTCCGGGAGATGGCGCTGCAGATCCCGATCTCGGTTAACGAGATCAACCGGATCGGTGAGGCGGCGGGGCAGCTCGGCATCAAGAAAGAGAACCTTGTCGGCTTCGTCAAGGTGATGGCCGATCTGGGCGTGGCGACGAACCTGAGCAGCGACGAGGCGGCGACCTCCCTGGCGCAGCTGTCGAACATCATGAAAATGAGCCAGACGGATTTCGACCGTCTGGGCTCGACCATCGTTGACCTGGGGAACAAGAGCGCCACTACGGAGGCCGATATCGTCTCCATGGGGCTGCGCCTGGCCGGCGCGGGGAACGTAATCGGGCTGTCGGAGGCCCAGGTGCTCGGCTTCTCGGCGGCGCTGTCGTCGGTTGGAATCGCGGCGGATGCGGGCGGCACGGCGTTCTCGAAGGTCTTCATCGAGATCGCCAAGAACGTGTCGCAAGGCGGCGACGACCTGGACAAGTTCGCCGAGGTTGCCGGCATGTCCGCAGAGGAATTCCGGAAGGCGTACGAAGAGGACGCGGCCGGGGCGATCATCAGCTTCGTCGAGGGGCTGGGCAGGATAAATGAGAGCGGCGGAGACCTTTTCGCCGTCCTGGAAGACCTCGGGATCACCGAGGTGCGGATGCGTGACGCGCTCCTGCGCGCGGCCGGCGCGGGCGACCTCATGCGGGAGTCGATCGACACCGCGAACACGGCGTGGGAAGAGAACAACGCGCTGCAGACGGAGGCCGAGAAGCGGTACGCGACCACGGCCTCGCAGGTCCAGCTCCTGAAGAACAACCTCAACGACATTGCGATCGACATCGCGGCGGAGCTGTTGCCGGTGCTGCGCGACTCGATATCGCTGGTGAGCAGCGTGCTGGACATCTGGCGGGACCTGCCGGAGCCGGTGCGTGAGGCGAGCGTGCGGCTGGTGGCCGTGGGCAGCGGGATGTCGCTGGTGGCGGGGGCGGCGCTGCTGATGCTGCCCAGCCTCATTAAGGGCGTGCAGGCGTTCCGTGCCCTGAGCACCTCGGGCGGCGCCCTGGGCGGCACGATGAAGATGCTCCCGCTGGGCTTCACCGCCGTCCTGGCCGCGGCGGTGCTCCTGCCACCCGTGATCGACTCCGTAAAGAAAGCCTTCAGCAACGCGGACGAGGAGGCGGAGGCGTTCGCGGGCGGGCTGCGGCAGGCCTCGGACATGCTGGCCCACTTCCAGGGGCAGCTAAATGACACCGCAATGGAGCGGGCGGTCGCGGACATGCGAGAGATTTGGTCCGGGGTGCTGGAAGGCATGACATTGACGGCCGGGGAGTTCAAGGTCCTGCTAGCCGACACCCGGCACGCAGCAGAGGCGGACGTCGCCGGATACGTCCAGGGCCTGATCGAGTCGGGCGCCACGTCTGAGCAGGTTATGGACATGATCGCCGGCGCGGGCGTTGAGGGCTTCGGTGCCGTGCAGGAAGTGGTCGCGGCGCTTGCAGAGGAGGAGCGGAAGCGCTGGGGGGCCGCGATGTCGGAGGGGGCTGCGGCGGACCTGGCGCTCATCAACTCGCTGAAGGCACAGCGGGGCTCGCTGGACGAGGCGGCGGCGGCGACGGCGCAGCTGGAGGCGGCGGAAAAGCTGCTGCACGTGCAGGGGCAGAACACGGCGCTGTTCTACGGCGACTGGAGCGTGCTGCTGCGGGCGACGTTCGAGGAGGTGGCGGAGGCGCAGGGGAAGAGCGTCGATCAGATGCTGGCGGAGTTCCCGCTTCTGGAAGGCGGCGCCGATGAAATCATGAAGGCGCTGGAGCAGAAGTTCGGGCCAGACGCGCAGGAGGTGTTCGAAGGCCTGTATAACACCGTCAACGAGAACTTCGAGAACACGAAGACGGTGATCCAGTCCCTGCTGCCGACCCTCGATGAGGAGTTCAGTGCCTGGACGACGCGCATCCAACAGATGGCTGCTGACCAAGCCGCCGAATTTGACAACCTCACCTTTATCTACGGTGAACTGACAGCCGCAGGCGTGGCCATGCCGGTGGAGATACTGGCAGCGGTCGAGGCTCAGGGACCAGCCTTCTCGGCGAAATTCGCACAGTGGTTCAAAGAGGACCCCACCGCGGCGGTGGAAAACCTGAAGCTGGTAGCGCCGACCCTGATGGGCGACACGGGCGACCTCATGGTGAAGGAGATCGCCGGGATCGCCCCCGACATGGATATTGCCGTGGCGCTGGCGTTCAATGCGCCGGTGGAGCGCAGCCTGGAAGCGCTGCGGCTGAAGGCCGAGGACTTCAGCGGGGCAGGTATGACAGCCGGGCAGGCCTGGGCGCAAGGGCTTTCGCTGGGGATCGACCTGGACGCGAACGCGGCGTACGAATCGGCGGCGGCGGTGGCCGCGGGGATCGACACGCAGACGCGGCACCAGATGGGGATTGAGTCGCCGTCGAAGGTGGCGATGGCGATCGGTGGGTGGTGGACGGAGGGGCTGGCGCTCGGGATCAGCGCCGGCATTCCAATCGTGGAGGCAGCGGCGACGGCGCTGGTGGAGGCGGGGATAAGGCCGATACGCACGTCGATCGGGGCGATGGTCCCGGACAGCGTGGCGGCGATGAAGCTGTGGTCAGCGGGGTTCCACGAAGAGGCGCTGAAGATACTCGCGGACCTGGCGGGGCTGGGGGCGGCGTGGCAGGTGCTGCACGACACGACGATGCAGAACCCGATACCGGTGAGCGGCGGGGGACCGGGAGAGCCAGCAACGCCTCCAGGAACGGGAGCGCCCCCTGGCGGGACGCCTCCGGGCAGCGGGATACCGCCGGGCTGGGACCCGAATGACCCGTCGACCTGGCCGGTGATACTGCCGGCGGGCGGGTCAGCCGCGGAGCTATTCAACTACCCCGGCAATCCTGCTTCGCTGGCCGCGCTCGCGCAGGCGTTCCAGAGCAAGGGCATCGGGTGGGCCGACTCCATAGCCGAGCTTGCGCCGATGCCGGCGGCAGACATCGGGGCCATCGTCAAAGGCGCGTTCTCCACGCTCAATGATTTCTACTCCGCGCTGATAGGCTTCACCTACAACCCGTTCGGGGAATACTCCCCAGCGGAGCACACGAAGATATCACTGGCCGGGGGGATTTACAACAAGCTGAAGCAGTTCGGGCTGGGCTTCGCGCACGGCGGGGAGTTCGACGTGCACCGGCCGACGGTGTTCATGGCGGGTGAGGCGTTCCGGCCGGAGCGCGTCTCGGTGAGGCCGGTGAACGGCGACAACGCCAGCGGCGGGAGCGGCGGGGACGTGTACGTGAACTTCCACGACGGCGCCATCAGGATCACGACCCGCGATGCGCGCAGCCCCGGCGAGCAGCGCCGGATGGCGCGGGAGATCGTCGGGCACGTGCGCGAGGAGCTGCGGCGGTGATCCTTCGAGCGCCTCAGGATGAGCGGCCCACCCCACCAGCGCCAGGGCGAATGCCATTCGGCCCCTACGGGTGGCGCTGTGGCGCCAGGGCGAATGCCATTCGCCCCTACGGGTGGCGGGCGCAGCATGCTGACGCCCCTACGGGTGGCGCTTAGATGGTGACTCCTTCGAGACGGCTGCGCCTCCTCAGGATGAGCGGGACGGCCTGAGATGGTGACAGGCACCATTAGTGTGTTGCTGGACCTGGACGAGGACGGGACCTGCGAGACGGAGATCGGGCCGTACGTGGACTGGGACGAGAGCCTCTGGGCGCAGGGGATGGGCAGCGCGGGCGGCGCGGACCGGGCGAGCGTGCAGTCGCTGACGATCCACGTGAAGAACGACGACGGGCGGTTCTCGCCGAAGAACGCGGGCGGGCCGTACTACCCGGAGCTGCGCGACAACAAGCCGTTCGG